TAGCACTTAGTACTAGTTCAGGAAATATTACATTCTCAGGACCAGTTGATTTTACAGCATCAACAGTTACAGGACTCAGTGTTGAAGGTAATTTTGTTGGTAGTGTTTTTGGCGATGATAGTACACCGTTAGTTGATGGTGTTAATAGTAAACTTACAGGTAAAATTGACACTACTGAAGCAATAGTTAATCAAGGTAGCTATAGTCTTACAGTTAATTCAACTGGTGCAAAATTACAAAGAACCAGTGGAGCAGGCGGAGGCCTTGTAGTAACTAATGCTACTGGTGTAGTATTAGGAGGCGAAGCACCTATTGAAATATCAACAGCAGGTGATACTATTGTAATTGGTAACGGAAGTTCAGGTAACATTGAAATTGGTAACGGTACTAATACAATCCAGATAACAAATGGAAGCACATTAGATCTTACAGATGCTACAGCAATTAACTTTCAAAACTCAACTATACAAAATTTAGCATCAAGCAGTATTGAGTATACTCCGGGTAATAATAGTTACTGGAATGGAACGCCACCCGATGATGTGGAAGATGCAATTAATAGAATAGTAGCTTATCTATACAGTACAAACGGCGGCAACCCAGTTTAAGAGGAACAACTTATGGCAATTGAATATATTAATACAGGAACAATAGCAAACGATGGCACAGGCGATGCACTTCGAGAAGCATTTATTAAAGTAAATGATAATTTTGAAGAACTTGATCTTAGAGTAATTGAAACAACACAATTTGAAAATGTTGGATCAGTTGGTCAAGGAGTTTTTGCTGGCAAAGACGGAACTACAGCACAGTTTAAAAAACTAGTTGCAGGCACAAATGTTAATATTACACCAACTGCTACTACGTTAACAATTGATGTTGATAATGCATTAGAACAACTTTTAATTATAAGTGATAACGGAAGTTTAACAGTAGCCCCGGGGCAAAGCGTAAACTTCAACGGCGGCAATGGAGTTAGTACATCTATAACTGGTCAAACAATGACTATTGGATTAGATACAACTAATATTGTTTCTAATGATACTAATCCAACGTTGTCAGCTACACTAAATGCTAATGGTAATGATATTACTAGTGCTGGCACAATTACTGCTAATACTGTTACAGGAGCATTTCAAGGTCTTGTTTACGGATTTGACATAAGAGATTTTGGGCCTTATTTGTCAGGTTTTGATTTTGGCGGAGTGCGTAACACATACGGTAGCGCACTTGATTTCATTGTTAGGAATACTGATATTGATTTAGGACCAATTGATCCTGAAAGAACTGATCTAACTATTGACTTAGGGTTCTTACCATCTGTTTAACTAATACGATAAATATGTTATAGAAGGAATGATCTATGGCATTATGGACAACAGGTACAAATAAACTACTTTCCACGGTTACTGAACAACAAACAGTATCAATAGCATTGCCTGTTGATGCAGATGCAACTATTACGTTAATCAGTGGTAAACTGCCTACCGGCATGAAAATTAACGGAGTTAATTTAATTGGTACTCCGCAAGAAGTAGCCCGAGTAACTGACTTTAGGTTTGTACTTAGAGCAACATTAAATACCCAAATTGAAGATAGAACTTTTACTATAAAAGTAGAAGGGCCTGACACACCAATATGGCAAACACCTGCAGGTGATCTAGCTGTTGGCAACAACGACACATTTTATATATTAGACAGTAGTCCTATAGATTTTCAACTAGTAGCAATTGACGACGACATTCAGGCAGGACAAACTCTTTCATACTTTATGAAAGACGGTGACGGGCAATTGCCGCCTGGAACTACACTTACTACCGATGGACGAATTATAGGTATAGTTGATCCTTTACTTGCAATTGAACGTGGAGAAATTTATTCAAGCGGATTTTATGACACTAGTCCTTATGATTTGCAGTCAGGCGGTTACGACTTTGGTATAAGAAGTTCAAACGGTTTTGATAGCTTTTTTTATGACACAACTGTTTGGGACTTTAGTTATACTGAAAAAGCACCAAACAAATTAAATAGATACTATGAATTTACAGTTAATGTAACTGACGGTGACATTATTGCAAGACGAACATTTAAAATATTTGTAGTAGGTGATGATTTTTTCCGTGCTGATAACACAGTTTTACAAGTTGGCAGTGGAACATTTACAGCTGATAATACTAACTTGCGAACTCCTATATGGATCACTCCAGGAAACTTAGGTATAAAACGTGCTAATAACTATATTACATTACAATTAGATATTATTGATACAAACTCACAAGTTGGCTTTGTAAACTACAGTCTTGAAGATACCAATCCAGGGACATATAAATTAAAAGCAACTGGTGAAATTATTTACAACGGAAAATATGAAGTTACTGGCACACTACCTAAATTTATAGATAGTGGACGAGGTCCTGACAGTTTTTCAGGTATTACTCCTGATCCAATACAACCAAGCGAATGGGAAGTAATTGTACCTGAAACAGTAAGTAAATTACCAACAGGATTAGAACTAGATACTTCAAACGGAGAAATAGCAGGCAGAGTTCCATACCAAGCAGAAGTAACAATTGATTATAGATTTACAATAAAAGCAACTCGATTCACTCCAGACGAACCTGATATTAATGTTAGTACAGTTAAAGTATTTGATATTAAATTACTAGGAGAAATTAATTCTAACACAACATGGAATACCCTTCCAGATCTAGGTATACTAAATTCAAACTCAATTAGTGTACTACGAGTTGAAGCAGAAACTAATGTACCAAATGCACAAGTACTTTACAGCCTAAAGTCTGGTAAACTGCCTCCAGGACTAGAACTAACATATGATGGAGAAATTGTTGGCAGAGTAAATGCATACGGTCAAAATGTTTATAAGAGTATTTGGAAAGGTTCACGCAATTACACAGCTGGCGATATTGTAAAAGTAGATGATGTATTTTATAGAACTGCTAGTAATCATACAAGTAGTTCAAGTGGAATATTTACAAACGACTCAGCATATTGGGTTGAATTTAATTACACAAGACTTGGTCTAACAACTATTGATAGTGATGCTACTACATTTGATGTACCAAATACAACCATTGATCGACAGTATAACTTTGTTATAAATGCAGAAGACCAATACAAATATAGTATAAAAGAGCAACAATTTAGTATTACGGTAACAGACCCTGAAGTTATAAAATATAGTAATGTATATCTTAAACCGTTTCTTAAAGAAACTACAAGACGTGAGTTCAGTGACTTCTTATCAGATCCAGAGATCTTTATTCCAGAAAATATCTATAGACCAGGAGATCCAAATTTTGGTATACAAACAGATATTAAAATACCAATATATTACGGCATTGAAGCACGAAACTTATCAGAGTTTCAGGCAGTAACAGCAAAGAATCACAAAAGAAAACAATATAGAATTGGCGAATTAAAAACTGCAGAAGCTAAAAAAGAAGGCACAAATGATGTTCTTTATGAAGTAATATATGTAGAGGTTATTGATGCACAAGATACTAAGTTAGGTAGAACACGTAACAGTATTCAAATAAAAACAAATAATAAAATTACAGTTGATAGTGTAAACTATGATCCTAACGATATGTTTTATGATTACGAAGTTAAACCATCATTTACTATACAAACACGTAGTGGACTTATATCAGTAAAATTAGGTGAAGACTTTAATATTGTTACTCGTGCTGATGGTACATTTAATTTAAATTGGACACTCGGAATAGAAGTTGACGGACGAACTGAAGACAACCTTATTAAAATATTAGAAGGATTTGGCGATACATACCGACTCCGTCCTGATTACGCAAATACATTAAAAGTAGATAGTAATACAATAACTGTATCTCAAAATAATGATAGTTTACGATACATCAGTAATATAAACAATATGCGAGACAATCTGCGATCTGTAGGTGAAACAAATAGATCGTTTGTTCCGTTATGGATGCGTAGTCAGCAACAAGGTAGTGTAAATGAGTTAGGCTATACACCTGCATTAGTATTATGCTATTGTAAGCCAGGCAAGTCTGCATTAATTAAGGCAGCAATCGAAGCCAACGGTTTTGATTTTAAAACATTTAACTTAGACGTTGATAGATATATAATTGACAGTACTGATGTAAGTAGCAGTGATAGTTACTTGGTATTCGCAAATTATAGACACAATGTATAACACAGATAAATAAGTGTAGGAGAACACACTATGGCAACAAGCGATAATATTACACCAGAACAAATAGATGAAGAATTTCCAATTGCAGGTCAAGATAATGACTCGCAAGGATTTCGTGACAACTTTGCGGCAATACAATCAAGTTTAAGTGCATCAAAGACAGCAATAAAAGATATTGAAGCAAAGGGCGTTTTTAAAGCGGCACTTGGTTCAGGTTCTTTAGATAACGACTTACAGGGCAATAAACTTACTAATGGTGTATTACAAGGCGTAGCATCAGAACATTTTAATAGTGGTAATATTACGCAAAACTCCGAAGCTAACATATTGTGGTCTACAGCAGAATATCATGACATTACTATGGCTAATCCAAGTTCAGTACGTTTGAGCTTAGGTGGATGGCCTACAGCAGGTACATATGGTAGAATGCGTCTTGCTATTCGAAGTAATGATGGCTCTGAAAGAACTGTTACTTTTGAAGCGGCAAATGCTGGAACTTTAAGAGTTAATCAAACAAACTGGACTAGTGCATTAGACGCAGGTGACTTTAAAGTTACTAGTGCAACAAGTCCTAAAATTGTAGACGTATGGACAGTTGATGGTGGCATCACAGTATTCATGGAGTACGTCGGAGAGTATACGATACTGTCATAATGTTTAATCCATTAGTAGATAATTTTAATCAACTAAGTGATAGCGAAGTAGAAGATAAACTTACTGAGCTTGGACGTAAATATTGGATGACACGCAATCCCGAAGTTCAGAGTCAAATTGCAGTCTTAATGGATATGTATAAACTTGAACTCACATCTCGTAGAGCTATTCAGCAACAAAAAATTAAAGATCAAGATAATGGTGATAATTCTCTTGACAATTTAATTAATATCAGTTAAAATACATGTATGCTTATGAAAACAGATTCTCTCGGTATCCCGCGATTTACAAATAAAGATTTAGTCGATATGATCTATAGTGGCAATGTAGATAAATGTCACGTAGTTCTATGTGACGAATCAGATGATGTAGATAAATTTAACGAGGCTATGGAAGAACAAGGTCTTGACAAACTACAAAAGTATATTCCATTAGATGTAGATCAAAAGACTTTTGACGGTGTGTGTCAAGGTGAATGGTTTATGCCCAATGAATATAAG